TGTTAAATACTGTTTGTATTCCTCCGTGTCCGGCATGTGCACCCAGTCCAGGTCCAGGGTAATCTCCGCCCGGTCCGCGTGGTCAATGTCGAAACGGTCCTGCGCCGCCTGCCGCATCCGGGTGTATACTTCGCTCTCGGTCAGTTCCACCTCGGTGCCGTCGCTGTTTTCCACCTTTTGGCCGATCTTCAGCTTCGTGTCCAGCACTTCGGGCCGCACATATGGAATCGGCAGCATCGTGTCGATGTACATTTCCGGCAGCGTCAGCCGCGTCCCGTCCTCCCGCTGGGCGATTGGATAGATCCGCGTTTTGATGTCGCTCACGTCCCCGGTCCAGTGCACGGTCTTCTGGTTCACGCCGTACCGCACTTCGTATACCGGGTCGTCTTCCTCGTTCGGCACGATGTAAATGTCCCAGTTGTCCCGGATGGCCCGCCCGGTAATGGATTTCAGCAGTCCGCCGGAAGGGTCCAGGATCGCTGCCTGTGCGTTCTTCCAGCTCCAGTCCGCCGTGATCTCGCCTTCGTCAATCCCGGTGTACAGTCCGCCCGGATACGCCTCCAGCATCGCGCCGGCGATGAACATCAGCGCGGTGGACGGGTTTACGCCCACGATGTTGCATTCGCCCAGGATCGTCCGCCCCAGCTGGTAGCTCACATGCTCCGCCTCAATCCGGATCATGTGCGCGTTCGTCTCTTTGTCGATTTTATTGATGGTGAAAAACTGCTCTGCGATGTCGAACTCCGGGATTGTCCGTTCCTCGCTGTCCCCGGTGGCCTCGCAGTCTGCCGCCTTGATATATCCCTGGCACCCGGTCAGCGTTGCGGCCTCGATGTATGTGCTGTTGAAGTCCCGCACCTTCATGATGACCGTTCCGGCCTCCAGCGTGGTGATGATCTTCCCCGCCGATCCGGTTGTATTCGGGATCTCCGTCCAGAACGGGTGTGCGCTGCTCGGCGGCACGATGCACCACTGGCTGGAGCTGTCCCAGCTTGTGCACTGGTAATTCTGCCGCCCGTATGTCACTTTACTCCCCACGGAGTAGTTCACCTGCTCGCCCATCACGGTGTAGCTCCAGGCTTTATAGCTCACCCGCTTCAGTGTCGGGATCTTGCTGTACAGTTCCGTTTCCGCGGTTGTTTCGTAATAACTCACCGTTCCCAGGTCAATCGCGCCCACATGCTCTTCCGGTACGGAAACCCGGAGGATCTGCCCGTAGTCAAAAGTGATCCCCGCTGCGGCTTCCCGCGGAATATTCAACGAACAGTCAAAGCGCCCCGCGCTCTGCCAGGTCACCTCCGCCTCGCTCGGATGCAGCTCAATGCCGTTGGCCGTAAAGCTCGTCTGTCCTTTCGGATAGAGTTGGATCATTTCTTTTCACTTCCTCGTCACAGGGTTCTCCATCTCGGATTGATCACCAGTTTTGTGATGTTCCCGGTCCATGCCACCGTGCTGTTTCCCACCGGGATCTTCGGGAATTTCCCCGTCCAGGCGTTCATCTGCGGTACGCCGCTCTGCAGCAGCCACTGGTTCTCGCAGTCCGCCACCCATCCGCTGGTCAGGCTCGGAATCACCAGCGTTTCCCCGGCGATGGTAATGCTCACCGCGCCGCTGCCGGTGATCGTGATCATCGGGAAGGCCGGCAGCGTCCCCGGATTGCTCAGCGCCGTCCCGCTGCTGGTTACTGTGATGGTTTCGTCCGTTGCCGGCATTTTGATCGGGTCGCAGTAGAACTGGATTTCGCCTTCGTACCAGTTCGCGTTTTTGCTGTGCCGCTGGAACGTCACCGCGTTGATGATCCGCGCCCGCTGCTTCAGTGAGCTTTGTGTGTCGAACGTCACATACCCGTCACCCTTCAGCCACGCCTCCGCCGCCGGCACGTTCGCCAACCCGTCCACCGCAATCGGCACGGTCTGGATATAGCTGTTGAAAATGTCCTCGCCCTCCGCCTGGGTCAGTTCTCCCGGCCGTCCCGGAATCACGATATGCTCCACCCGTTCCTCCGGGCGGACGATCGGCACGCGCTCGTTGAAGATGATATGCTTCGTGTCGCTTCTCACACCGTTCCAGATAAAGTACCTCTGCATGTTCTCAACCCCTTACGACCCATAGGCCCGGCTCTGTTTCCGGTTGTTCCGGCTGATGGCCTCCGCCAGCTGCTCCACCTGGGTCCCGTTGTTCAGATTGACGCTTCCGAAATACGTGTTGTTGTTAAATGTGTAGTTCCGGTTCTCGCTGGCCGTCAGCACCCGCTCCCCGCGGTGCAGCAGATAAAGACCTTCGTTTTCAACCCACGGCAGTCCGTTGGCGTGTCCGCCCCATCCCGGCACCTGCTGCGGGTATCCCTGCTGATAGCTGGGCCGCCAGTCCAGCGTGGCGGGCACCGTCACCGTGCCGATCTGCTTTTCAATGTCCTCCGCCGCGTCCGCCGGCGCAATCAGGTCGATGGTGATCATCACATCTCCGATCTGGTCCGGAACCTCTTCCGCTGCTTCTTCGACTATTTCGATGATCAGGTCATTGTCCGGCTTTGTTTTTCCGCCGGTCAGAATGTTTTTGATAAGGTTTGTTACTTCGTTTGTCTGCTTTGTGTCGAATGGGTTGTATGTGTTCGGAATGCTTTCAATGATTTCCTTCGTTCTCTCCTCTGAGAAACCGGCAGACGCTGCCATCTGTTCAATTGGGTTTTTGTTGTTCATCGCAACATATATTCCATGAGCGAGAGCAGCGATGGATGCCGCAGCAATGGCCACTGTCAAGGGCGTACTTGTCAGCACGCTGGCAATTGCACCGCCGATGTTCGTTCCGAGAGTGCTTTCAATTCCATTAAAAGCGAGCTTGTTCACAGCCGGCATTGCTGATGCCACGACTGACGCGCCCGCGCCTCCGGTAAGTCCTCTCGCTCCCTGTACCAGCCGCACAAATTCCAGTACGCCTTCCGCAATTTTCAGTCCTCCGAACGCTATGCCGATAGCTTCCAGCCCTGTGACCACATCGCTCCAGTGTTTGTCCAGCCACTCCAGGCCATTTGTCAGTTTATCGAAAATCGTCACAAAGTTGTTCACCACGTCCTCCGGGTTTACTTTGCTCAGGTCGTCGAACAGCCCCGCCACGCTCTCGCCCAGTTTTTCCAGCATTGCCTGCCCGTTTTCACTCTTGAGATACTCCAGGATCGTGCTGAGCATATCGTTCAGTGCTTCCGACGCTTTTGTCAGTCCCGGTGCCACCGCGCCGATGATCTCATCCTTCAGCGTGGTCCAGGTGTTCTGCAGTTTCCCGACCTTGTCGCTCAGTTCCGCCAGGTTTTCGGTGGTTTCTTCGCTGGTGATGTTCACTTCGCCCAGCGCCTGCTCATACTCATCCAGGCTCTTGTACTTTGTGAACAGCGGAACCAGCTCGTTCCAGCTCCGCCCGAACAGGCTCTGCGCCGCCGCCTCCTTGTCGAAGCTCTCTCCCAGCGCCATCATCGCCTGGCCGGCTTTCCAGAACATCTCCACCTGGTCGGTGGTGATGAACGTTTCCGCGCCCTTCCCGGTTTCAAACAGCAGGCCCAGCTCCCGCAGCGTGTCCAGCGTCGCGTTGTTCCCCTTGCCGATGTTGCTGCTCAGTTTCTTCTGGCTGCTGAGGATCGCGTCCGTGGTCGTGTCCAGGCCGTTTTTCTCCAGTGCCAGCATCTGCTTGTACCGCTGCAGCGGGATGTTGTACATCTCCGCCATGGTTGCCTGGTCATCCGCCCGCTGGGCGGAATCCATAATCATGTCCCACAGCTGCTCGCCCAGCTGCACGGCCCGCCTCGCCGCGTTCTCCAGCCCGCCGGTGATCTTGTCGATCCCGCCGATCACCTGCTCCAGACTGATCTTTTTGCCGATGCCGTTCACGCTCTTGGTCAGCTGGTCCGCTCCCTGGGCCGCCTGCTGTTCGCTCATGCTCAGGCCCTGCAGCGCGGTCTGCGTGTCATACATGGCCGCTTCCGCGTTCAGCAGCTGGGTCTGCAGCTTGATGTACTCGGAGTTCAGCTTGCTGACTCCTTTTTCATCTGCTTTCTGCAGCGCCTGCCGGTATTCTTCCACCATCCGCTTTTGCGCCTGGAATTTCGCGGTCAACTGGCTCGTTTTGGTCGCCATCGCGCTTTCGGCGTCTCCGGTCGCCTTGAAACGGCTTTCCGCCTGTTTCAGCGCCGCGTCAAATTCCCTGATCTGTGCCTTCGCGGTGTTGATGTTCTGCTGGAAGTCCCCCAGCTCAACGCCCAGTTTCAGATTGACGGCCATATCATCACATCCTCATTTTGGAGTTATATAAGCTCCGGTAGTAAAACAGGTCGAGGACCCCCCCCGGCCTCATCCGGTCGATTTCGTCTTTTCTCAGTCCGGCAATCAGTCCGTAGGAAACCAGCCGCCGGTATGTCAGTTCCCCGGCTGTTTTTTTGCGTTTTCTTCCTCCAGGTTCACATCCACCGGCCCTTTTTCTTCGTCCTTCGCTTCCATCTGGTTCCCCGCGTTGATTTCCGCCATCGCGGCTATCGCATACGGCAGGATCAGTACCGGTTTCATGTGTCTCAGCACCCACTTCACGGTCAGATCCGGCTCCTCGCCTTTCTCTTCCAGTCCGGCGTTGCCGAGGATGGTAATCAGTTTCCCCAGTTTCTCAATTTTTTCGGTGTCCTTCACCACGTCAAAATAGATCTCCGGCTCCGCGTTCGGTTCGTCTTCCTTCTCCACCTTCCGCAGTCCGAATACCTCCTCCCGGATCTGGAAGGCCGTGCATCCGATTTCCTGCTGGATGGCGATCATCTCAAATGCGGTATAGCTCAGCGGAATCACCCGTCCGCCGATCTTGATCTCCGTCATACCTGCCTCCTAATATCAAAATCAAGGGAGACGGCGTTTTGCCGTCTCCCCGTTTCTGTGTCAGGTCGTTGCCGTGCTCACGTTCAGCATCGTGTTGATCCAGCTCTTCGCGGCGCTCAGCGTCTCGAAGCTCTGGTGAATCCGCCACGCCAGCTTGCCGCTGCCGTCGATGTCCAGGGCCGCGCCCCGTCCGTTCAGCGTCGGCGTGTTCCAGACAATGGAGCCTTCCTTGGTGGTCGTCGTCTGGTTTTCCTCGCTGAATTTGATCTTGAGGATCAGCCACGCCTCATAGGAATATACGCCCTTGTCGCGCATCTTCCGGACATAGGCGAAACCGCCCCAGGGCGTTTCGTTGTCCATTTCCACCTGGGCGGTGATCCCGCCGATGTTGCCCTTCAGCACTTCGCCGAACAGCAGCACCCGGTCGCTGTCGCTCACGCCCGTCGGCTCAAACGATACGTTCAGCGCGGTCATGCCGTTGTCATCGTCCACTATCCGGTCGTCGCCGTACAGCGGGTTATCCGCGTAGGTCTTCGTCACGGTCGCGTTCCGCGCCTCGTGGATCACCACGCCGGTTCCGTAGGTCGGCATGCTGCCGTCCGTGTGGGTGACCAGCGGCGCAAACACCGGATACATCATACCGACATTCGCATTTGCCATATTCTTTCACTCCTTTAGTCTAAGCTCAGCTTGTCCAGTTCCTCCCTGAGCTTGTTTTCAATGGCGGCCTCCGCCGCCCCCTGGGATGTCGAAAACGCTTTCCGCATGAAAGGCTGTTTCTTCATGAACGAGGTCCCTGAATTGATGGCGCCCGCAATCGCACCGATCGGTTTCTGGTTCTGCAGCCCGCGCTCGTATTTCCCCGTCGCTTTGAGAAACGATGTCGAGTTGCTCCCGTGCCCTTTCATGGCATATTCCTTGTAGTTGGTGCGTGCCTTGCTGTTCATGTGGTTGAAGTTCACGTTCGCGTATCCGGCATGGTTAAAACCGACGGACGTGTCCACCTTCATAATGCGCTTCCGGAATTTGGAAACTCCGTGCGCCGATCCCATGATGGCTTCCTTTTCTTCCGGTGATGGCAGCCGCTTCCGTCCGCCCTTGGCGTACTTGAACGGCTCAGTCTGGATGCCCTGCACCTCACGGCTGACCGCGTCAGCCACAACACGCGCTCCCTCATAGAGCGCCAATGACGCAGCACTCTGCGCCTTTTCTCCGATCTGCTCCAGCTTATGGATCAGATCTGCCATCCCGGTCACATCCATCCGGAACGCCATCCCGGTCACCCCTCAATCTGAAACGCCCATTCCCAGTGGAAAATCTGCGTCTCGCGCTCATAGCTGTGATAGTTCAGCGTCCAGGCGCTTTCGCAGTGATCCGTCAGCGCGGCCTCGATCAGCTCAATCCATCCGCCGCCGTCCTTCCGGCGGCTGTACAGATCCACGCTTCCCTCAAAGGCCCGCGCCGTTTTCCGGTTGTCGCCGTTCAGCGCGTCCGCTTCAAACTCCAGTGCAACGATCCCGTAACTGTCCGTGTCCGGCCTCGTCCGCCACTCGTATTCCGCTACCGGCAGCGTTTCGGTGTTCGGGCTTTCTCCCTGGGTGAGATTCTTCAGCGCGCTCACCAGCGCGGTGTACTGCGTCAGCATCTCATCCCACCTCCAGCCCGGTCGTTGTCACCGCCGGCGGCGGCGTCACGTCTCCCGCGTTCCCGGCAATCCTCCGGATCAGCAGGACCACGCCGTTCCATTCCTTGTACGGATCGTCATTGATCACTTTCCAGCGTTCTCCGTTGTATTCCAAATCCCGCTCACCGTTGTAATCCTTGTCGTAAGGAATCAGCAGCTTCGCCTGCGGTCTGAGGCCCTCACCACCGGCCTGGTAGGTCTCTGCCTGGGTCAGTCCCAGCTCCTGGCACTTGACCCTCCGCCGTTTGATCACGGGATCGGTTCCGACTTCATGGGCGTCCGGCTGGAAAGAGATCAGCGTGCATACTGTCATCCTTCTCATTCGGTGGTCGCCCCTTCGCTTGCTTTGTATATCTTGCTTGTCCGCATGCTCTTTTTAAGGCTTGCGTAGGTTCTTTCCAGGTAATCAATGTTCGGCGGGTTGCCGATGTTCATGCTGCAGTACGTGGCCAGCGCGGCAAAAACCAGCTGGTCGGTGATCGTGCTGTTGTCCGTCACCGTCCACACCCCGGTCTGCGTGTCCTGCACCGCGGTGATGTCGCAATCCCCCGGCAGCACGATCTGGTCGGTCTTCGTCAGATCCGCCACGCCTGCGTTGATCCACAGGACGATCTCGCGGTCATAGTCATCCCCGCTGATCTGGTTCTGGATCATCGCCTTGATTTCCGCAAACATTTCAATCACTTCCCGCCTTGTTTCTCATGTACTCGTCAAACAGTTTTTGCGTGTATAAATGGTTGGCCGGGCAGTGGGTGTCCACCCACAGTTCATAACCCGCGCACGCGGCCCGGATGCAGAAATGCCGGTCCTCGCCCCGCAGTGCCTGGTGGATGTTCGGTATCCGGCTGTAATCCACCCCGGCCTCAAACACCCGCCGCTTCACCAGCGTCAGCGCCCCGGTCATCCCGACCCGGTACAGTCCCGGTTTTCGCCATTCCGCTTTCATTCCTGCGCTCTGGTCCACCATCCAGGCGTTGCACCAGTAATTCCCGTTCGGTGCCTGCGTCCAGAAAATCTCGCTCACGATGTCCTTGTCCGCGTTGATCAGATGGTACAGTGTCCACGGGTCCAGGATGATGTCCGTGTCTGCGGACAGCCAGTAATCATACCCGCCGTTTAGCATCTTCCGGATCGTCATGTTCCGCAGCTCGCCCATCTTCCACATCAGGTCCATCGTCCATATATGGTCGTTATGGGTCTTTTCGTAGGCTTCCCCGGTCTCCACAATGTCGTATTCCGCCCCGCGGATCTCCGGGATTACTTCCGGGCAGTCGTTCACCACGAAATACCGGTCCACGCTGAACCCTTCCGGCACTTCCAGATTGTCCAGTCCCTCCTGGTATGCCCGGAAAACGTCCGCGTCCTGCCGCAGCGGTGCCGTGATCAGGATCTTCTTCATGTCGCAGGCTCCTCTCCCGGCCAGATCGGAACATGCGCGATGTGCCCGACCCTTGCGGTCGGTTCACACCAGATTTCCGCGCCCACGGTGTTCGCCCGCCAGCAGAATGCCAGGTCCTCGCCGAAGCTCACCCCGTCAAACCGGTCCGGGTCGAAGCAGTTGCCGTATTTGCCCTGCACTTGTTTCAGAATCTCTGTGCTGATCATCGTGCAGGCCATGCCGCACCCGGCCACCCGGAACGGCGCAGCGCCGTATTCCGTCACCCGCTCCAGCGGTTTGAGGCTCTTGAAGATGCAGCTGTTGTACGGCCTCCGCCGGCTCTGGAACGCGCCGCACACGAAATCCTTCCCGCTGAAACACAGCGTTTCCACAATGGTCTCGTCAAAAACCATGTCGCTGTCCAGGAACAGGATGTGCGTGTAGTTCTCATTCACGGCCTTGCAGGCCAGGCTGTTCCGTGCGAAGTACACCAGCGTCCCCGCCACGGTTTCCACGTGGTGGGCGATGCCTTCCCGCTGCAGGTGGGTGGTCAGTTTAATCAGCGATTTCATAAAATCCACATGCACGTAATCCATGCACGGGACGGCAATCAGCAGGCGAAACGGTTTTTTCATTTTTTCCTCACTTTTTCTTCCGGGTGGTTTTCGGCGCGGCCGCCTTTTCCGGCGTGGCCTTCGCGGCCTTCACGGCCTTCTCCGGGATTTCCGGCGCTTCCGCTTCGGCTTCCGGCGCCTCAATGGCTTCCGGCGCCTCCGCCTGGACCGGCTCCGCGTACCTTACCGCGCTCCCGGTGGACATCAGAAAACCGGCCTCCGCCGGGGAGACCTCAACGATCTCCCCGGCATTGTGCCGGATTCTGGCTGCCCTGATCAGTTTAACCTTCATCAGTCAGCCCTCCCTTGGTATCAGGTGGTCACGGCAGACGCTTTCTTGACGTTCACGAAACGTCCGGGCGCGGTGACCTTGTGGCCGGCGTACTGCCGTCCGTGTACCTTCACCATGTCCTTTTCGGCTTCGGTCACGTCATCATACTTGGTGATGATGCCTTCGCCTTCGGGATAGTTCACCTGGGCGCCGTCCAGGTCGCCCACGATCATCCACACGGCGTCAGCGTCCGCGCTGGAGTATGCCGGCAGCGCGCTGGAGTACAGCACGGTCAGGCCGTCATAAGGATCAACCGCAAAGTTGCCGGCGATCCGCGCACGGTGGAACGCGGCAGATGTCTTGCGATTGATAATCACGACCACGTTTTCGGCTTCGTCGCTCAGTTCGGCTTCCGCTTCGACCACAACGGCCAGGTCCGGCTCGCCGCTGATCTTCGGGATGCCGATGGCGCTGGAGCTGTGGCTGGTGCTGGCGCCCTTGATGTCGCCGATCACCTTGCTGCTCAGCAGTTTGATGATCTGGTGGGCCAGTTCCTTGTATACGTAGTTCACCAGCGGCTCGCCGCCGATGGCCACGATCTCGTCGCTCAGCCGGATGAACTTCTTGATCATCACGGGCTTCAGCTCGACCACGCCCAGGGTGAGGTCTTCTTCGGTGATGGCGGTGGTGCCTTCCAGGTGTTCATACGCCGGATCGGCAGCGCGCTCAAACGGCACCTTGAGGTTGCCCTTGAAGCTGGTCTTGCGGACGCGGCTCAGGATCTCGTCGTTCTCCCAGGCGGTCCGAATGATGGTGTCCACCAGGGTCGGAACCGGCAGCTGGCCGTTCGCGCTGGCGTTTTCCGTCAGCAGGGCGCGGCACTCGCGGTCATCATCGCTGATGAGATACCGGGCGAACGCGTCCATGTATTCCTGGCTGCCGCGGATCTCGTCCACGGTCTTCCGGGCGGTCTCGGCCTTGCGGGTTTCGCCCACCGTGATGCCGGCGGCGCCGCTGGCGATGGCCTTGCGGGTCTCCTCCGCCTTCGCGGCGGCTTCGCGGATCTGCTGGGCGTTCACGCGCAGCTCATCCATCTCGTTCTTCAGCGCGTCCAGGTCCGCGCCTTCCTGCTCCATTTCCTGCAGGATCGCGGCCTTGCGGGTTTCAATCTCCGCCAGAGTCTTGTACTTCATTGTGTTTTCCCTCCTCAAAAAGATTCCGCCATAATGGCGATCTGTCTCTTGTTCCGCTCGCGTGCCTCAATGGCCAGCAGCTCCTGCCGAACCTCCGCGATTACTCCCTCGCTGATGTTCCGCGCGGATATTTCAGTCGCATCGTTTGCCGGTAACGATACGGCAGAAACGTCATACAGTTTTTCAATGTCCGTGATCTTCCGGTGCACGGTCACGCTGCCCTGCACTGCGTCCTCCTCCACGATCCGCTCCGCTTTCCGCACCCGGAAGCCGAAGCTCATCTTCGTGGTGTATCCGCCTTTGATCTCTTCGTACAGCTGGCGGCCGCGCTCCGTGCCTCCCAGGTCGGCGGTCACCTTCAGCCCGTGCTCATCCGGCTCCACCTTCAGCGTGCCGTTCCCCGTCCTGGCGAAAACCGGCCCCTCATGGTCGTACTGCATGATCACGTCGCTCACGTCCGTCTTGTCGAACGCGTTGCGGTCGATGCTCTCCATCACCTTGTACTGCTCATCGCCCCACAGCTTGTACTCATCCCCGAATGTGGTCGCGTATCCTTCCACGACCTTTTTGCCGTCCTGTGCCTCCCGGATCTCCATCGCGGCCACGTTGATGATCCGGTATTCCCGTTCATTCACCTTTGCCGGCATTGTCATTCCCTCCGTTTCCTCCGCCGTTCTTTCCTTCCGGCGGGTTTGTCACATCGTAATATTCACCCCGTGCCGGGATCTGGTTGCCCACATCCTCCGGCAGCGGTTCCAGGTTGAGGATCTCCCGCAGCTCGTTCCGCGTGGCCAGTCCCCGGTCGGAAAGCTGGCTCACCGCGCTCAGCTTGTCCGCGTTGCTCATATACTGCAGCCGGTTGCTGGTAAAGAAGATCTGGTTTCCGTACCCGATCCGCTCCCGGTCGGTGAACAGCATCCCGCTGATCACCTCGCCCAGCTGGATTGCGAACCACTCCACGAATCCCTCGTAGAACGCCAGCCACTCATCGCCGATGGCCTTGTTCTGCAGGATGTTCTCATTCACCCCGAAGTAATCGCACACATTCGTCTTGATGTGTTCCTGCTGGTCCTTGTCGATGGAGAACCCGCTGGTTTTCATCTCATGGATGTCTTCGTAAGTGTTCGGGAAAATCAAAACACCCCCGGCGGTGGCTTTGTTGCCGAAGGTGAATTTGTTGAACCGCTGCATTTCCTCGCCGATGTCTTCGTCGCTGGCCCAGTTGTCGCTCTTCGCGTAGAAGCGGTAGGCGTTGCCGTTTTTAATGCCTTCGCAGATCCCCTGCCGCTGCATGGTGATCAGGTCCAGCACCGGCTTCATGGCCTCGTTGCTCTCGCCGAACAGCTCGTTCTGGTACTGGAACCGCGTCACGATTCCGACCTCCGCCAGCCGTTCCGCCCGGCGCTTGTTGTTGCTCAGAATGAACCGAATCCACGGCTCGTTTTCATACTCCACCAGCTCCCAGCTCTGCGGAACGATGTTGATGATCCCTGTGGGTGTGCCGTCCTCCGCCCTGGTCTTGATGATGAAGTCGTTGTTCCGCACGCCCAGCACCGTCGCGGTCTGGTAAAAGAACTGGCTCCACTCCAGGAACGCGTTCGGTTTCACGTTCAGCCGGTTCCGCAGCTCCGGCAGCGCCGATCCCTTGAAGTTCGTCTTCAGCTTCGCCGCGTGCCGTCCCCATGCGTCCAGCGCCGCCCGGATCAGCTCGCTCTCATACACCGATCCTTTCCAGGTGGTCCAGGCCGGCGTATAGCCTTCCATCATCCGGAAGATCTGCGCGTTCTTCAGCTTCGCGGGCTGTTCCCGCTTGCCAAAGAGAAATTCAAAAACTCCCATCCGTCATTCACCTCTCCGCCACTGCGGTCATTCCTCCGCCCGCGCCGTTTCTTTCGGTCTCCGTTTGTTCTCCAGCCGGCTCCCCAGCTTGTCCCACTTGAACACCCGCATGGCCATCGCGTCCAGCAGCATCGCCGTGCCGTCCACG